ATAAGAATCGTCAATTGAGAAACCAAAAAGTTGTGCCATTGTATAATTATACCTTTACTGGTATTTATATTATATCTTAAACTGTGGTATTTATCAACTAACCACCACTAGCAATGTTATTACCCTGTGATACAGTCCAGTAGATATAGTTAAATGTAACTTGAAACTCTTGAATCTGATCAGTTGCACCATAATCAAGAGGTATGGAACTCACCGCATTTGGATAAATTCCTTCAAATCTATACTGTCTAATCCTTTGCATTTGATCACCACCACCAGATAATTGACCTGAGTTATCATTTATTCTGCCAAGTTGAGTTACAAATGCTTGTGTTTGATACCCAGCTGGGTTAGTAATACCACCATCAAACTGTAAGTCATTGATTGAATTACTCCACTGTTCCATTGCATCTCTAATATTAAAAGATGTATCGTTAATAACTGTAACTGTCCAAGGATCAAATGTTCTGTCCCCTGCAACTGGGAGAACACGACCTCTAAATGGAACTGGAATATTACCAAGATTAGCAGCTGGTATTTCTGCCGCCTTAATCATGAATCTCATGTCTCGATCAACATCTGCAAATTTAGATACAGATTCGGGTAAAGCAATATCAACCTCAAAGAAATTAGGTCTTGCACCACCACCAACTAACCTATTTCGGAAGTTGGTGATGGATCTGCTTTCAAACGTGATTGGATCGCTTGCTGGTTGTTCTGCCATTTTCTTTTAAACTCCTTTTGTTATTTAGTGAAATTAATTAAACTCGACCTATGACTTCAGAGAAACTAACACCAGTTCTAGTTGCAACAAAGGTTAGTCCGATGAAGTTAATAGAACGTGCTGGTTTAATAAAGATGTCAGCCTTGAATTCATTTGCATCAATCACATCTGGAGTGTTATTTGTTTCATCGCAGATGACTACAAAGTCTGAGATTCCTCTCTTTGATTGAACTCCACGAAGGAATGGTTCAACAATATTACGGAAATTGGATCTTGTGATCTCATCGTTAAACTCAAATAGTTGAGTTCTTGCAGCAATCTCAATTCTTGCCTCTAGATTTAAGAACAGACGACGTACGTTAATTCTGTCAAATGCAGATGCAATTGCAAGTCCTGTCTTATCACCAAATAACATAAATCCACCGCCAGGTGAGAAGATCACTGGATTGATTCTCTTAGTATATAAAGTATCTCTCTGTACTTTATTTGGGTTGTATGCTAACTTAACTGTGTTAAGTATGTTTCCTCTTTGAGGGCCAGCAGGTGAGAACCAAGGGAACTGTTCCTCAGATGTTCTTGCCATTAGTCCAGCGATATCACCGTTTAATGGTAAGAATTGGAATTTGTTATTAAATCTATCAAACTGATACTTGTAACCTGAGTCAAATACCGCGAATGATGATGATGTAATTGGATCGTAGAACTGAACTACGTTATCTGTTTGTGTTTTTGCACTTGTGACATTTACAACTGTCTCTCTATTTGGAGAGATAACTGCAAGACAATCTTTTCTCTGTTCTGCAATCGCAATCAATTTATTTGCTTTTGCTTGTGATTCTGCTTGACTACCTACGATGCCAGGGCCTTGAAGTAAGAAATTAACTGAGTATTCTGCCTCATTTTCAAATACCTCATAACCACCGATGATATTTCCAAGTGAGCAAGAATAACCACCCTCTGTGCTTACACCAGAGTAGTCTTTACCACCTTGTAGTTCATAGAGTTTGTTTCCAACAAAGTTGAATTGAACACCCTCTGCATCCTGACCCCAAGTATTATCTGTTGATGTTGGAGTAAATGCAGTTTGAATACCAGAAGCGATTGAACCGTTTCCTGTTGAGATACCAACAAAGATGTTATCTGATCTCTCTTTAATTACATCCTTGTAGAAAATTCTTGAACCGAATGAATCAACTGCGTCATCTGCCTTAGATAAAAACGCAAACTTTTCAAGAATTGCACCTGTTGTTCCAGTAATTTTACCACTATCATCAACAACTACAATATGAAGTTCATCGTTCTTACTGTTTCTTGCCTCAGCATATCCACTTGTTTTTGGTTTTTCAGCAATTTCTTTCCATTGCAACTGTCCATTTGAAAGTTGAATGAATTGATTATCATACCAATCATTGACTGCATATGAAGTAATGACTGTTGTAATTCCAGCTTTAGGATTTGCAATTGTTGAACTAGAGTTTGAAACTAGAAGACCGTTTGCACCAACAACTGCGTGAGCAGCAACACCTTCACTAGTTGCAGCACCAACTCTGAATTGAAGTAATCCATTTTCTGTGTAAGATGCTGGGAAAATCGTTCCAGCTGCAGAAACACGATTTGTGACCTTAACATCAATTGTACTTGCACCAACACCAGTAACGATACCTTGAAGATATCCATCAACTGTAGATGTTGTGCCAGGCCCAACGAGTGTTCCACTAATTGCTTGAGTTACCGCAACACCAACGGTGATGTTTGCAGCAGCGTGTGGAGTTACGTTAAGAATCTGGTCTGCAGCACCATCAATATATGCTACTTTTAATCCATTTGCATAACTGCCTGGGTTTCTTGCAGCTAATCTGTATGTAACAGCATCCTCAAAATTATTTTGATAATCATCAAAGTTTTTAATCTTAAGACTTGAAGTTGATCCAATACCTGTTGGATGTGTTGAAGGCATACCTCCAACGTTTGCGTTATTTAAATTTGCACCGTCTGCTCTAACGACTCTTAATATACCACCATATTGTAGATAATTTGATGCAGAGTACCAATACTCATATTGTCTATCGTTATCGAATGGTTTTCCAAAAAGATCGATCAGATCTTGCTCGTTCTCAATAAGCAAAGGTTCTAGTACAGGGCCTCTTTCAAAGGGGCCTACTATTGCACCTGTCTGATCACTTATGGAGTCAATTCTTCCAACCGTAAGATCAACTTCCCTGACCTTAACGCCTGGAGATACTAAACCTATGCCAGCCATGTTTTTCTCCGAAGTTCCACGTTGTTTTACTAAATTTATTTATGATTTGCTACCTCTCTAAATGGGGAAACACGACGAAAACATCACCAATCTGGGTAAATTTCAACTATCTCCTTTCTTTTTCTACCATCTGTGACTCTTTTAATCGAACATCTTTTGCATTCATACGCATATGCTGACGGAACGTTTCCTCGATCTTTTCTCGTTTTATAGAAATCATTAATTAATTCTTTTGTTTCACCACAAATTTTACATTTTCTCTGTTCAAAGAGTAAATGTTCTAATCCAAATTGATCTTCAATGTTCATCGATAGTTCCACATGTAATCCATATCCATACCACCACCTTTATCGCCATACTCATCAAGATACCAACGATCACCATCAGCATCTACAAAACTCTCGTCCTCTGTCCCATCTACAATAAAACCAAATGGTGACATATCCTGTTCAATCTGATCTCTCTGATCCTCGTAAATTCTTTTACGAACATCCTGATCTGTGAGTTCTTTAAAGTAATCCTGTGCAACTAACCAAGCATATATCACAAGACACATCGCAAGGTCATCATTACATCCCTCCTCCGCTTCAAATGAATTACTCTTTTGTATAAAAGTCGTAAGTTCAGATATGATATCATAGTCATTAAACAATAACTTCTCATCTTCAATCAAAGTTTTTAAATTAGAACATCCAACTTTCTTCACAGTCTTGGACATCTTCACACCCAACTGTGTTTTTTTACCTGAGAATCCTTGTCCTACGATTTGACCAGCACGACCTCTCATTGAACACAATAAAAGATTATCATATTCCAGATCATACTGAATAATACTTGCAACCTGATCACCAATATCATTGACCTCACACAATATAAATGCATTATTATATGCCTTTGCAATATCTACGATGATACTTGGAAACAACATTGGTTTGATTTCATTGTTTTTATATTTTCCAATGACCTTATGTGGAAAGGTTGTGATATCTGTGATTACAAATGCAGAGTAATCAATACCGACACCACGAGCCACATCAACCGTGAGAACGTAATCATGATTTTTAATTGGTTCAAAGTAGATATCTAAACCAGCATTCTTCTTAATTGGTTCATCATATACTAATGTTTTTAATTTTGCAGAACTAATTAATGTATCAACAGATCCTAGAAACTCACACTCAAACTCAACACGAAACTGTTGTTCTGATGTGTTTGCGATTGTTTGTTCTTTCCATACTGCATCTCTGCCTGGCACTTCAGACCAATGCACCTCTGTTGGAATATATTCATTCTT